GCTTACAACACCCGCTACTAAGTTTGGCTCTCAGTTCAAGCCATCACCAAAACTCGCAGAAGGGCTAATTAAGATTGGGCTTCTTGAAGAGGCCCAGAGCATTCTTGAATCAAAGGCTGTCAAAGATGCTAAGAAAACCGATGGAACAAAAAAGAAGACGCTACGTGGAATGCCTAAACTAGTAGATGCTCTACATGCTGGCACTACAAAGAGTAATGATTGTACACTTATTCTAACGGAAGGTGATTCAGCTGCTACTTCCGCTATTTCTGGTCTCAAAGTGGTAGGCCGTGAGTTTTGGGGTGTATTCCCTCTGCGAGGTAAGCTACTAAATGTTCGTGACATCTCTCAAGAGAAGTTTTCAAAGAATGAAGAGCTTACTGCAATCAAGAAGATTCTAGGGTTAGAGCAGCGTAAAAAGTACAATGATTCTAAAAGTCTTCGCTATGGTCGTATTATGGTAATGGCTGACCAAGATTTAGATGGCTCTCACATCAAGGGTCTTCTGATGAATCTATTCCATGCTGAGTGGCCTGAGCTCATGAAGAGTAATTTCATTTGCTCTCTTGCCACTCCTTTGCTAAAAGCGAGTAAAAAGAATGTTATTCTATCTTTCTACACTGCACAAGAGTTTGATAAGTGGAAGGTGCAGCAAGGTGATGGTTTCAAGGGATGGCATCTGAAGTACTACAAAGGATTGGGTACTTCTACACCTGAAGAGGCTCAAGATTGGTTCCGTAATCTTCATGAAATCAAGTACTGTTATGATAAGGAAACAGATGAGAACTTCTCACTCGCATTTAATAAGAAACGAGCGGATGACCGCAAAAAGTGGCTCAGTAATTATGACTCTAAGCGCTGTGTAACTGTAAAAGATAGCAAGGTAGATTACAGCAGTTTCATTCATGATGAACTCATCCATTTCAGTAATGGTGATAATATCAGGTCTCTACCAAGTGTAATGGATGGTTTCAAACCATCTCAGCGAAAGATTCTCTTTGGTTGCTTGAAACGTAATCTAAAAGCGGAAGTGCGTGTAGCTCAACTTGCTGGTTATGTATCAGAGCATGCTTCGTATCATCACGGCGAGGCATCTCTAAATATGGCAATTATCTCACTTGCTCAAACATTCGTTGGTGCAAACAATATCAATTTGCTTGCGCCAGTCGGCCAGTTTGGTTCTCGTCTTCTTGGAGGCAAGGACTCTGCTTCTCCTCGATACATTCATACTCATCTAGAGTCTATTGTTGAGAAGATTTACCGAAAAGAAGATGCATGTATTCTAAAGCATATTGATGATGATGGTTTTATTGTAGAGCCTGAAACATATTACCCAGTACTTCCCATGCTAGTTGTAAATGGTTGTATTGGCATTGGTACAGGATTCAGCACTGATGTACCTCCTCATGACCCCGCCGATGTTGTGAATCTACTCAAAGACCGGTTATCTGGAAAGCGTGATACAATTAACAATATTGCGCTACGGCCATACTGGTTAGGTTTTAAGGGTGCAGTTCAGCATTCTGAGAATGGTGTATGGATTACAAAGGGTATCTACACATTTGATGATACAAAGAAAATGGTTAGTGTTACTGAGTTGCCAATTGGAACCTGGACTACTGACTATAAGGAGTTCCTAGAAGAAATGTGTGATGCAAATGACAAAGAGTCAAAGAAGCCTGTATTGCGTAATTACGAAGATTTGTATAATCACGTAGATATTCGCTTTGACTTGTATCTAGACCCCGATTATTATGATGATGCGAAAGAGAATATGTTTGAGTTTGAGAAGCGTTTCAAATTGGCAAGCACTTGGCGCACAACAAATATGGTCGCCTTTACAAGCGACATGAAAATCAAGAAATATGAGTGTGTTGGTGATATGATTGAAGAATTCTATGTAGAGCGTCTTAAGAAATATGAAGAGCGTCGACAGAAAGAGATTGATACATTGAGAAAAGATGCATTGGAAGCTGATGCTAAGGCACGATTCCTTACGGGCGTTTTGAACAACACAATTGACTTGAGACGTAAGAAAGACGATGAGATTGTAAGTATTATGAAGAAGCACAGTCTTCCAGCAATTACTAATATGACTGAGCCTGATAATGTAGATTCTTATGAGTATCTACTGCGTCTACGTATGGATCGTGTAAAAGCGACTGCTATTGAAGATGCTGAGAAAGCTGTGATGAAAGCACAAGACTTACTAAAACAGTTAGAGAATACTACTGCGGCCCAAATGTGGTTAGGAGAAATTGATGAGTTTGAGACAGCCTGGACTAGCATGAAGAAAGACCGTCTAGCACTGTTGAATAGTGAAGTTACTGTGAAAACTAAGAAAGCAAAAAAAGCCATTTGAATTCATAAGAGAATTCAAATGGCTTAACCAATGTTCACGAGGGGGATTGAACCCCTGACTTTCGGCATATAAGGCCGATGCTCTAACCAACTGAGCTACGCAAACTTCATGAGAACTTTACTCCCCATATTTAATAATAGTAAAGAGGTTTTAAGTATTTTTAATAGAAAAAGTGAATTTATACAAACGGATTTGTGGGAAGACTGCGGGTACCGGCACGGCTAATATTTTGAGGCTGTTGCATGGGAACTGGCATATGGCTAATATCATTAATGTAATAATGATAATGGTCTACTGCGCTTAATACATGAGGTACCGACCAATCAATTACCTTTTGATTTAAATCAATAATTTGTTCTTTAATATTTGTGTCAAGGTTACGGGCATATTGATAGTATATACCTCTCATAATAATCTTAAGTTCATCAACAGACTGGTCATCTATTATGTATTTTTTGTCACCGCTTTTGTCATATACATCCTTTCGTATACAATTTTGAATACCACGGATATTTTCAGAAGAAAAGAAAGCACGGCTTAAATTATTCTGTTCCCAATTTCCTCGTAACATATCATCTATGAAATTTTTTTCAACTTCGGTTTGGTGTTTAAATCCGGGAGTTACAAGAGAAGTTCCACCAGAATCGAAAGATGGACCAAAGGTAACACGGCCATTTTGATTTTTGAATCTAGTTCCTTCGGTTGTATTTGGAAGACCACGTAAATCTTCTTCTTTTGATTTATTGAGTTCGGCAAAATTCATCCTATCACCGGTCTCTAAAAAATATTTCACAATTTAATCAAAAATATTTTCTAAATACAAGGTATAATATGTCCTCCATTCCCGCCCGTACTCGCCAGAACGCTCCTTCCCACTTCATGAGCATCAGCTCACTCAACGGTGTCATCTATTCCTACAACCCCACTGCGGGCGCCACCACCTTCTCTACTGCCCAGTGGGCGTGGGTTAACACCACTGGAACAATAGCTGGCCAAGGCGGCGCTGCACTGTCTTCCGTCTGCTTTCCTGGTGCTCTCCTAAAGGATATTGGCAAGAACGTGCTCTCTTCCAATCGCTACTTCCGTAAGATTCAGCTGGTTGTCCGCAATGCCGGCGCTGCTGCTGGAAATAACGCTACTTCTCAAGTCTTTCCCGCCTCCACCTTCGGCGTGGGTGGCCAGAGTCTGGGTACACTCCCCAATGCCGACTACCTCACTGGCTACATTGAGCTCGGCTACGAGGGTGGCGGTATCCCTGCGCCCGTCGTCCAGTTCGGCACTCTCTAAATCTCTGATTTAGAGAGCGTTCCCTAACTACTTCGAAGTAGTGTGTATCTTAGTTATGAGTTATATATAATAATAATAAAATAAAGATTTATAATATAAATTTTTATGATATTAAGTAGAATGGATCTTTCCTTTATTTTTTTTATTTTTGCCGCATTTATAGTAATACCTGGAACATTTTTTGGACTAGCACTTTTTAATAAATACTTAGCAGCCGGCATTGCTACAATTGGTATGCTAACTCTATTTATTCTGTTTGGAATACAATTCTTTAGCTCCAAAGGAAATTTTATTGAACAAACAGTTCCTACAAAATGGCCACCATCAATAAATATGTGTCCCGATTATTTATCATTATATAAGAATACTGACAATAAATTGTATTGCGTCGACACAGTTGGCGTATCACCTGGTCAAAAATTATTAAAATATACTGCAGGTGGTGTTGTAACTCCATGTACTCCTGCATCAAAAGATGCAAATAATGTATATAAAACAAATATTACAGTAGGTACATGTAATGGATTTAATTTATATACTGATAAACCTAATGATGAAAGAAGATCATGTATTATTGCCGACTGTACTAGATTAGAGTTAACCTTCGAAGGTATATTTGATGGGGCTAAAACATTTAATAATGTAATACCAAAACCATAAACTTAGCAGTCTAAACAATACCCCCTCTAAATAAATATGCTAGAGAAATCTGTATGCTTACATCCAGATATTGAAGATAAAATAAAACAATGGATTAAAAAAAGAGATTATTCCGCTGTTTTGTTACTTGGAAATCCTGGAGTAGGAAAAACAACAATTGCACATCGTATGTTTAAAGAATCTAATTTAAAGACTATTGAATTCAATGCAAGTCATACTCGTTCTGGCGCATCATTTCGTAAAACCATTTTACCCTTATTAAAAGAAGGTGGTATTCTTCAAATGATGGAAAATGGTGAAAAAGGTGGAATAGGAATTTTACTTGATGAAATTGATGGACTAAGTAATGGTGAAAAAGGTGGATTATCAGAATTATTATCGTATTTGAAAAGTGATGAATGTAAATATGGTCGTCCACTTATATTAATTAGCAATACTCTAGATTCTAGAGTATTACAACAAATTGCAAAACTATGTTTAACATTCAAAGTAGGTCCCCCATCAAAAGATAGAATATTTAATTGGCTAGGACAGAACCCCCCAGAAAATTATTCTGGCGATTTACGAGTTTTACAAAGACAGTTTCAAGGTGTTGAAATGTTTAAGGATGAATATATTGAAATTCCTGAAGGTGTAAAACCTGTTGCATGGTGGGCATTATGGGAAACATGGGACCCAATGCTTGATTTAGATATTGAAAATAATGAAGGAAATCTAGCAAGTTTGATTAGTTTAGAAAATATTCCAGAACGTATTAATAGCAGTCTTGGAAATAATAATGAAGCGTGGAAAATATACTCATCATTTTTCAAAGCATATTATAAAAGTGATGAAGGAGATTTCTGGGCATTCTTCTATCAATGCTGGTCAATTCTTCCATTAAGTCTTCAATTGAAATTAAAAAATATTAGTTTAAGATTGAATGAAGAAGTTCCGTTAAAACCAGATTCTAAAATTCCAGATTGTGATGACTTAAATTATACTCCAGTTTTAACAAAACAAAGTGCAATGTTTAATGCATGGAAACTTCTGTGCGAGATTTCAACAGAATATAAAGTTCCTATTCGACTAACCCCTATGTATGCACAGTTAAAAGTAAAAGAACCTGGATTGAAACCCGATAAAGTAAAAAGATATGAAGCTATTTCATTAGAAACAATGTATAATAATATTAAGTGATTTATTGTATTTCATCAGGATATAAAAGTTTAATAAAATGTAATTCATTTGTTCTTCCAACACGATATGCTCTTCCTAAAATTTGTTTTTCTTCTTCATGAGTCATACTATGAAGCAAAATAACATGTGTAGCTTCCGTTATATTTAGCCCAGCACCCATTTGAAGAGTGTTCATTACAAGTATATTAATATTTCCTTCTTTGAAATTCTTTAATGTAGAAGCAATCATATCTTTTGAACCTTTTAGTTCTTTTGCTATTAAATTACGTTCTTTACATCCATCAATAACTTGAAAAAAAGAATTATCATATCGACTAAATACTAAGAATTTCCCCTTTGGATTCTTTTCAATAATTTCAAAAAATGAATCTATTTTCTTCTTTGGTTGATTTATATCTTCAACTTCCATAGCATTTGAAACTACTACATTTTCTGTTGTAAGTTTTTTAAGAGAAGCTGGAGACATATTTGTTCTACACAATGGGCAAGTAGGGTTACGAGCAATACTTTGTAGTACACATAGAGCGCAGAAGACCCGAGAGCAGCATGATGTTAAAATCGCATCATTTGGTTCATCGTAGCAAATTGGACATACATCATTTTTATAGTTTTCAACTCGTTCTTTCAAGCTTGCCATTTGTTCTTTCAAATGGTCAATTTTATCTTTAAGATTTTTTAGTGATATTTCTTTAATTTGAACACTTGAATATTCTAATGATTGTTTAAATTCATATGTTTTTTCTAGCCGCTCAAGTTCTTTTATCTTACTTTCATTTACCGCTTGAATTAATGATTGATTATTTTCCGTTTTAACACCAAGTTGCTCTAATGCAGATTTTACATCGCCAGCATTTAATAATTGTCTCACTGAACTACTAATAACATCATACACTAATGTATGAGATAGTGAAGGCTTACACATAATAATCTGTGAAAATAGTTGTGGGAGCGATATTGATTTATTTATAAAGTTTTTAGAGCAACGAATTATACTATGGCCTCGTAAAGGGTGTGACCCATTTAGTATCTCATTTAAATATTTTGATGAGCGTGTATAAACTGTTAAATAGAAGAGTTGTTGATTTGGTCGATTTGTTTGTTGTAAAAATGAATCCATTTCTGTAGGGATTGTATGTTTTAGTTTGAACGTATTATAAGTAGCATTATAAATATATAAATGATAATGATTTGGAAAAAGTAAATGACTGAAACTAGCTGTAATAAGCCAAATAAAATTAGTCGGCAAAGGATTTCTTAAAAGTGAAGAAATTAACTCTACTGTATCCGCCTCATCAATATAGATACGATTCCAAAATAAATTTAATTCTTGTGACCTAACATATAACTCCTTGAAGAGTGTATTACTAATAAGAACTAAATCTGCGGCTTTTACTTCACTCATAAATTTATCACTCCAAACATTCTTCTTTGTCTTCATTAATGCCACTTTTAGATTTGTCTTTGTTGTGATTTCATCAGACCATTGTCTAAATAATGTATGAGGAACAATAATTAAACATCCAACATTAGAGATATCTTTTATTATATGACTTTCTAAACTATACATATTTTTATTACTATGCATATTAAAGTTGGGAAAATCTATTACATTTCTATCTGCTTTTATTAAACCTATATGACCTAGTACCATAAAGGTTTTACCAACTCCCACTGAATCTCCTAGTATCCCATATTTAGTATATAGTTTACTATTTCCAATTGTCTTACCATTTAATGAAGTATTTTCATATTCGCTCATTCGCTCAATTACTGCATGTTGATGTCTTCGCAATCCAACTTTTAATGAATCTATTGGTGTATATGTTTTTAAATCGTCATCTTCCAAACTATTATTAAATGCTTGATATAATATGCTTAAAGCAGATTGGTCACTCATATTTTCTTAATAATAGATGTTTTGTACGTTTAGGCATTTTTATAGAAATCTCTTAACTTAGATTCTTTAATAAAATCCTTTATTTTCATAGATGTTTTCTTAATAAATTGATTTTCTTGCGTTCGCATCTTTTTCTTATCAAATGTATTTTCACTATGACTCATTACTAACATTGTCTTATAAGGGTCAAGTTGAATCATCGGATGTGAATAATTATCTAAATATGATTTTTCTTCAGCATGTGTAACTGTTTCATCATATTTATGATTGTCCGCATATACTCGAAGCCATGCCATTGTTCCATTTGTTGCATGATTTGGATGGTATGGTCCTAGTTTGTAAATAGTTTGTATATCTGTATAGTACATGTAAATTTCTGAAGAGCCAGCAAGTTGTATTTTAGGTTGAGAACGAAACCTATTTACTACATGTGCAATACGTTCTGGAGGATAATAATCATCATCATCCATCGCAATAATAATATCACCTTTTGATTCTTTGTTTAGTAGATTTCGCTTATAACCAATATTCTGTTTTTCGTCATTGTAAATATAACGTACATTTGGAAATGGTAGATTTTTGAAGAAATCGCCAACTGGCTCAGTACCATCATCATAAATAAGCCACTCCATTTTATCCTTTGGATATGTTTGTGATTTGTAACAATCTATTAAATATGGAATAAACCGTTTTCTATTGTAAGTAGGTGTCACTACACTTACAAAAGGAAATGTTGTTAAACCTTTCACTTTATCTGTCATTCTTTGTAGAATTAGTTTTAATTATTTAGGCGGGCCTATTATCATCTTTCCATCTGATAACCCTCTGACTAAGACTTGAGGTCTAGAAGCAGTTAAACCTGATGTAATAGTTGATAAATCAGAGCCGGCGTTATATGAAAATAATCCCATATAATTACCTTTTATAAGAGGCGCTAATAAAGAATAAAATATTTTAGTATTTTTTTTTCTTTTATATATCAGCACAGTCATTGGTATAAAACTAACCAAAAAACCTCCAGTCATATACCCAATAGATTGGGCAGTTGTATTCCCATCTTTTAATGCCATATACCCCCCAAAATATAACGGAATGCCAGTTATAATAAACCCATATAACATATAATATGCATAATATATGGGTAATTTACCTGTACCAATATGATTTGCTGCTATGGATGAACCAATCAAACAAACGAATATAGCAACTCCAAATAATACAATATATAATGTTTGTGTAAATATTGTTGAAAAAAATAAACTAACTGATGCTTCTACTTTGTGTGTTAGTGTTTCAGATGGTCTATTACCTGAATTATCTTGAGCTGCACTATTTGCAGTAGAAATACTTGAAGGTGTACCTGATTTAACATAATTAAAACCACCTCGTAACTGATCACCAATAGTATTTAAAAAATTAGCAAAAGACCCTCCAATATTTGGCATAGATAAAATAACGCCACCTAGTCCACCCCCTAAACCAGAAGCCATTTGTTGTGTAGCCATTACAGCCGGTGTAGTTGGGTCAAGAGAATCTACAGTGCCCCCTACAAGTGAATTTACTGAGTTTACTGTACTCATACTACTTATACCGCAAATCTTTTTCCTCCCATTCCAGCGGTAACCTCAAAGAAATTATAACTTTCAACGTATAAATATAAATTATATGTATATGATGTATTTAATGGTAATGGGTACACATCAACCTCTACTTGAAAATTCCTAATTCTTGATGTGTTAATACTTCCTGCAGGTTGATTTGTTGGAGAATGAAGACTAAAACTATAGACAGGTATTAAATAATCAGAATCACCATTTAGACTACGAAATGGTGTTATTCTTGTAAAGTAATCGATTGGTTTTTCTTGTTGAATTTCATTACCGTCCGCTAATACTCGTAATGCTCGAATAGTTTCAATTTGTCCTTGAGGTATTAAAAGTCCTGAAGAATTGTAGTTTTGTAAATACTGTGATGCCCCTGGTGTTGGTACAAATGGCGGTTTAGGATAATTGAACCAATTTGTTAAATTATTAAAATCATTTCTGTAGATTGTATCAGAGCGTCTTGTAATAAATAATAATCTTGATACAGGGTTATGACATTCTACATCAAGAATTTGCCTATTATACAGTCCAAGAAAAGGAAATGCTCTTACCTCTTGATATAAATATGAAAGTGACGACGATGCAAATACTTTTCTATCATCATCTGTAAGATATATATATGTGGTTTGTATTCTAGGATTTAGTGGCCAATTATTAAAATTTGGAGTATTGTAACCCCAATCTACTAAGAAATTCTTCATTTGTGTAGCACTATTAGTGACATTTGCATAATTTGGTATATTTGTCTGTATAGAAGTTGTATCAGAATTTACCATATAACCTGGCGCAACACGAAACCCAGAAGCATCAAGAATACTATATAATTCATTAATTGGATTCAGAGTAATTTGAACCTCACAGTCATGGTATTGTAATCCCACTAAAGGCAAACTTTGTGATGTATGTGTTGTAAACCAAAATGGTAGTGGTACATGAATATCACGTCCAAAAATTGATGGTCTATTAAACTGTGCTCCAGTAGCAGTAGTATTATTTAATACAGTTGGATATCCTTGATTTACTACTCCACCGCCGTATAAACTATTTTCTGGATTTGTTAATTCTGGAGTATCTCCAATAAGATTCTTCCATTTTTGTAACTTATCTTTATCATAATCTAAAAGAGCACTGCTCATAATATAAGTTCCATCAAATTCTTGAATCTTCTGACCACCCACATAAAATCCTACATTTTGAATAATTGCTGCTCCTAAATATCTTGACCATTGAAATTCATATTGTGAATTATATGATTTCGTAGGATCTGGAGTTATGTATTTACTATATATATCAGGAATACGAAAACTAAAATACATATCTGAAACTAAATCACCAATACGTTCAATCTTTACACGTAATCGAATTGTTTGATCATAAGAAAGCTCGGATGGTCCTTCTAGAGCCGTTGTTACATTTTCCATAGAAAAATGGGAATAACGACGAAATGCTTTATAAAAATAGGTCATTTGTGGATTACCGCTTAGAAGAATATTTTGTTGCCCATATGCTACAAGAGTTAATAAACCACCACCTGTCATCTGTTTATGCTACAATAAGTTGTTCCATTTATTTAGACCAGGGAATTGAATTATTGACTGGTCCACCAAGAATCCGCTAAATATGGCGGAAGCTCATTATTTATTGCAGCCTTTGTTGAGGTTGACGGGCCTTTATTAAATATATCTTGAATTTCGGTGAATGATAACGCATACCGGGTATAGATTAGATTGCTAAGTTTTCCATTTACTGAACCATTGAAAGTAATAATTTTACTATTTGGTAATGTTACAGTTGCTGATTTATTACTAAATATATTAATATTACTATAATTACTATATGGCAGTGCATCATCAAATAACATTTTATTTACTAATTTACCATTAATATACACCTCAAGTGCCGATTTTTTATAGTTTAATACCACATGAAACCACTTTTTAATTGGAATATTTTCAATATCGATATGTTTATATGGGTCATTAAAACTTCCAAATACTATACGTAATGTATTTTTATCACCTTTTACAAAGACACCGGGAGATAATAAAGGCCAGGGATTATTATCATTACCTTTGTAAAATACACAATTAAGATTATCAGCACCACTATCAAATGTGCCTTCATTTACGACTAAATAAAAACTGTAAGAAAATTCAGTACCAGTTCTTTCATTATCAGATGGAAGAACCGTTTTAGCATCTTTATATAAGACAGGGTCCTGATACATTGTAAGTTTTCCATCTTCAGAAGATGCTGTATAAGGAAGAATGTTTAGATATCTTCCCTTAACTGTCGAAACCATATTAAATGCCGATTGAGATACATAGAATGCTGCACCTGCCAATGCAACTACTCCTACACCTAATGCAATCTCTCCAGGAAAATTTGATGACTGCATATTTTACTATATTTAACTAGTAAAAATATATTTAATAAATGACACCGGGTCATTTGCTGGGCTTGACCCAGTTGGTCCTGCCATGTATGTCTTGTAAATCTCATCGGGATTTAATGCACTATTAAATACTTGTAATCTTGAGAAATACCCATCAAATCCACTAACCGTTGTACCGCCGACAACTGTACCCTTTAAATAACGAAGTCCTACGCCACGTGCAGTATCAACTTTGAAATAATTTTTATATACGCATGTCTTTACTAGTTTCCCATCTAAATACACGTCAAGTGTTTTACCGCTCATTGTTATACAAATATTTAACCACTTTTGCAAAGAAACATCTGATACATCACACGTACTTGATGGCTCATCAACAGTCATAGGTCTGAAAAACTGTGTAATATCTTCTGGAAATAGTGAGTTATCATTTACATTATTTTGAGGACTATAATTGGTATCAGTTAATTTAGTGAATCCATGTAAGTGTGCTCCAGAGCAATCTGCATCTGGTGTGTTTGGGTCACAATCAGTTATACCATACTTATGACCTGGTGGGTCTGCATTAGGTACAGTATGCGCACGTACCATTAACGTCGGTTTGAATGCTCCTAATGCCACTAAAATTGTAGAAAAATCTGTAGATGTTATTGTGCCAACAGGGTATATTTCAACTAAATGTTTTCTGGAACCTTGACGATAGTTATAGCCTGATATATATATCCAGAAATTTAATGTAAATTCTCCACCATCGTATATTCCATCAGGAATTGTGATATCTGATTTATCTGTTGTTGCGGTATCATTTGCAACAATTTTATCATTTAATATTACATTTTTCTTTAAAGTATCGCTTCCCGTAATATATTTATATATAAAATAAATAAATACTGCTACAATAACAATAGTTACTAGATATATTATTGCATTCATACCAAAACGGCGGATAGGATTAATATTTTTTCTAACAACTTGTGTGGCTGCCTCCATTCTTCTCTCTATATAGAATTATGCGTAATTTGTATTCCAATTGTAATATGGCTTTGCCGGCGCAATATGTGGAGAACTAATACAATCTCCAGAAGAACATAATGAGGGTATATTTGGAAGACCAGGGCCACTAGATAAACGATCCAATGATAATTTAGTAAAAGCAATGTCGGGAGGATTATTTTCGAATAATGGAGAACCCTTAGTGGTCGTTAAAGAATTATACTGCTCTTCTATGGATTTAGCGCTTTGAATTGTATTATATATATTGAAAAATCCAGATGAGCCGTTTAGCCTGGAGTTACCAACTTTTATATCTTTATTTGCAGAAACATGAAATATATTTGCTGTTGTATGCTTTGATAATACTAAACTATTATTATAATATATATCAAATCTTCTACCTTCACGACTTATAGTAATCATTGTCCATTTCTGAAATGGTAAAGGTGGTAATACAAAAGTTTCAATATATATTTCACTTTTTGTATCATCACTGGAATTACCCGCAGAATCTTTTGCGTATTTTACAGGGTTTAATGCATTACCAGAATTATCATTAATATCGCCCGAAGATTGTGTTTTTATTGTTAACTGAACTGATGCTTTACCTTGACGACTTGCATCGGGAGCTCCAAGCCCTTCAAGCACAATAACATTATTAATATCAACAATTGGTATATATCCTTGATGAACGCAACTTGAGCAATTAGCACCTATACATGAACATAATGAATAGCGACCGGTATTACAATTTGGTAGGGTTGGGTCTGAAGCCGAAGTAGTACATGGTGTTGTAGTTCCAGTTTTTTGAAGACTTTCTAAATAAAAGAATCCTTGGAAACTACATGATTCATTTTGTTGAAAATTTGTTGAATTAAATATTGTTTTTGTCTCATTTAATGGGTAATTTTTATTATCTTGTACTTTCAGATCTGTAAAAGGTAGAGGAACAAACACTAATATTAAAAATATGAGGATTAATAATATTAATGCACTAAATACATATATTTCCATCTAATTTATACTTAATTAAAAAACCCATTTGGAAGAGAAGGTTTAATTAAATTGCGTATTTGAGAACTAGTTAATGGGCCATTATAAAAATTTATATTAGCAACCTTTATTGTATCACGAATAAAACTAATAGGTGTATATATCGTAGATTCCGCTAAAACAGTATTTAGATTCGATACTTCTGTTCTACTATTGACAACAACTTTTGGTGATAAGCTTCCAATAGTATAAGTATTTACCAGTTTTTTATTCATATAAACTTCTATGAATCTTGGTGTCAATACTATTGTAACTTGGAATACTTGACGTATTGGTATATTTTTGATAATAGATGCAATTTCCAATCGTACAGTATGAGAAGAAGTTGGATCTATTGTATATACTCCAATTTTCAAATCATTTTTAACAGGGTCAGCATATACAATAAAATTTGTATGTGGAAATTTACTTATTAAATCACTAGTATTATTGTCTAGTAATCTTGGCGTTTCTTTCTCAGAATCACCTTTATATTCTTTTAAGGCATTATTGTCAGCTATAGATACTGCATTAGTTCCAAAATAAAATAATACACGAGGTACATCTGTAGATAAGTATGTGCCATTCAAATAACAATCAAATGATAATGTAAAATTATCAGGTTTGCTTGCAATATCTTTAGTTAATTCAAGTGCTGTGTTAGCTGGCGCTGGATTATCTGTTTTAATATTATTATATAATAATACATTGTCATATATATCAGCGGCAACGCTATCTTTAATAACAGGGCTTGAAGTTACAAAAGGTAAAAATGGTTTCACATAATAATGAATAGCAAGCATAATTAGAAATATAACAAATGCTAGGAGACTAGTATAAAAAAAATAACTTGTACCTTTTACAACAGCAGCAGTAGTTACAGATGCGGATGCGTCCATCTATTTCTTCTGTTTAAGAGTTTTATTGTATTTACGTAAATCACCCTTCTTTGTATCAAATCCAATTCTTTTATAATATGCACTTGCTTCACTTGATTTACAATCGATTAAACCCTCTCTTAAATAACATACAAATGATATACGACTAAAATTTTTCTCACCTCCTAATGTGCCGGTAGATGGGTCTTGAAAATATATTTTTGGGAGACTTTTATTAAACGCTTTTTGTGCTCCAGTTTCAGTCATTTCAGTATTACAGTGAAATTCATGTACATTCATAGCAAGATAATCACCAGTGCGGACGTTAAATCCAACTTTATATCTTGGAAAAATTGTATGACCTCCACTATATTGTCCTCGTTCAATAGCAGATAAATTACCAAATCCTTCTTTAAAATCACCAGCATCCATATGCAGTGCAGTTCTAAAATTACGATTAATTGTTACAGATGAAAAAGCAGTATTATCAATGCGAAATTTTGGTTGTTTCTTTGCTCTAGCCAATTGTTTATTGTATTCGCTGGGAGTAAGAGCTTTAAAACATTTATTTAAATACTGAATAAAAGGAGTTCCTTTTTTGAAATTTTCAAAATATCTTTGTGTATATGATGTGAGTCTACAAGGAAGTTTCATAAATGGAGTTTCTTCAAAATATCCTAAAACACTACTAAATACATTATTATTCACTTTCATTTTTGAGACCTTGCCATCTTGTATATAACGAGTTGACCATTTAGTTACTTCAACTGGCTTTCTTTTTTTCCAGTAATTACTTTTCAATTGTATAGGTCCCGCAGCCGCCCCACGATTTCTCGATGGAGCAGATGTTTCATAAAATGCTTCCCATCCAAGTTTAATAGTTTCTTTTGGTATAACATTCTTACGAAATTTTGCAAGTAATTCCTCTTTTCCATCAGCCATTTCAGCATATACGTCAACATCTTCATCAAATATTGTATCGGCATCTTTTTCTGTACAATAAATACCTTCTTTTGCTTCCATTTCTTCATTACTCAGTTTCGCTTTTACAACAATTTTTTTTGCGTCTTTTTTAAGAGAGTTTGTTTCTTCTTTAGGAATCTGTAGGCCTTCAAATAAATCTTCTGATTCTATGCCCATTACTACTCTGGCTTAGAGAAATAATAAATACAAAGCCCAGTCGTAAATACTACAGCTCCTCCAATAAAGCCACCTTTCACCATAGAACGCATATCGATTTCATCAAGCATATCTTTGTTTATTACTGGACTTGTATCTCGTGCTCCAAGTTTTTTTAAATAATATAATACTTCTAATTCAGTCATTGTATCTTTCTTTAAAGACATATTCACTTCATTATGTAGTATTACAGTCCACTTGAATAAATCTTCACGTCTATCCAAATGTGGTGTAATAGGATATTTCCGTAGATGTATTTTTAAATGTTCTTTGCAAATTGGACATGGTAAAAGAAATTGAAGACTTTCAAAAAATTCTTTCGCTGCTTTTTTTTCTGCATAATTTGGTTTCGTAGGATATGCTAAAGCAACAATATGAATTGTGTGCCAAAAAAATGGCCCCCAAACTCGAGGCCCGATCTTCATCTTATAACTTGTATTATATATATTGAGGAGTCTAAACGAATAAAGCATAAATAATTTAGTATTATGAATAAAAATCAAAAAAAAACATTATTTTGTACAAATTGCGGTATTTATGGACACTACATTAAAAGTTGCATTGCCCCTATAACAAGTTACGGTTGTATAGTTATTAAAACTCCAGAGACGTTTGACCAAGCAAAAGAATTACTAAAAAATGATAATTCAATATCAGGATTTGAAAGTTACATGAAAGATATTAAATATCTTATGATACAACGTCGTGATAGTCTAGGATTTATTGAAATTATACGTGGTAAATATAAATTAACAGATACTGATTATATTCAATATCATATTAATACTATGACAAAAGAAGAACATCATAAATTGCTAACACAGGATTTTGATACTTTGTGGAAACAATTATGGGGGATACCAAAAGAAGAATCTCAGTCCTACAAAAATGATAAAGAATCTGCAAAAGAGAAATTTGATACTCTTCGTAATGGGACTCCATCATTAGAATTCATGATTCAAAATGTAGATAAACAATGGACTTCACCAGAATGGGGATTTCCGAAAGGCCGACGAGACCCACGTGAATCTGAGCTACAATGCGCATTACGTGAACTAAGAGAAGAAACCGGCATTCATGAAAAAGATGTAATTTTTATTCGTAATTTAGAGTCTTTGAGTGAAACATTTTTTGGAAGTAATCATATTCATTATTGTCACAAATATTATATATTTATGTATAATTCTAATAAAGAACTAATGTATGATACTAGTAACTTCCATATGGCACAAGAAATTGGCGACCTTGGTTGGTTCACATTAGAAGAATGTTTGGATAAAATACGACCTGAAAACATTGAAAAGAAAGAAGTATTGCTACGGGCAAGTAGTTTATTGCGCAACTATTGTCCATTACGAACTTGTTAATAAAGTATAGATGGCAACCAATAAGGAAGAATTATTAGAGCAGTGGTTAGTTGAAACCGACCCATCTAGGAGAAAATTAATGTTTAATGAACTTACTTTAAGAGGTTTATTTCCTGATGATACTGATTTTGATGATGAATATGGTTTATATCCAAGTGTTGAAGATGAAAATTTTCTTATGAAATTATTTCATAAAAGAGAATTTGCTGAAAATAAATCAGACCCTATTACTGATGAAAGTATTAATGATATATCTACATGCGAAGGTCGTATAGATTTTGAAATAAGTCCTGTTCAGAGATTTGTCAGTACATATTTATCCGGTAAAACGCCCTATAACTCTGTACTTTTATATCATGGTGTAGGGGTAGGTAAAAGTTGTGCTGCAATATCAATCACAGAAGCATTTTTACATATTTTTCCTAGAAAAAAGGTTTTTATAATTGCACCGCCAAATATTCAGCCAAATTTTACCAGAACAATTTTTGATATTAATAATGTTGTTATTTCTGAAGATATAAATATACCAAATGTACATAGAGGCTGTACTGGAAATCTCTATTTACAATTAACTGGTAGTGAATATGATAGAGATAGAAAAGTAATTGAAAAAAAGGTGAAAACTTTAATAAATTCTCGTTACGAGCTTATGGGTTACATACAACTTGCTAAACATATTGAACGTATTGTTGCTAAAATACCTTCTTTCATTAAAGATCCTGAAGATCGTAGATTGGAAGAAATTAAACTTTTACGAAATGAATTTTCTGGAAAGTGTATGATTATTGATGAGGCACATAACTTACGTGATATTCCGGGTGAAAAGGAAGAAGAAAATCTTGATGCACCTGGTGGATACCTTGAGCTAACGGATGCACAAGAAGGTAAGAAACTTACACCAAGTTTAACACGTGTACTTAAATATGCATTAAATATGAAACTTGTTTTATTAACCGCTACTCCGATGTACAACAATTATCAAGAAATTATTTTTTTATTAAATTTATTACTTCAAAATGATAAACGTGCTGAACTTAAAATGTCTGATGTGTTTAGCCAGAAAGGTGATTTTATACCAGAAGGCCGTGATATATTTGGAAAAGTTGTAAAAGCATATGTGAGTTATATGCGTGGTGAAACCCCAAAAACATTTCCTATTCGTCTAAATCCTCATAAGGCTCCTAAACTAGATATATGGCCAAGTGTAATGATGAACAATCAATCGGTTGAATTAAGCGATGTTGAAAAAGAGCGTTTGCTACGTCTTCCAATTGTTCCAGTAAAATATGGTGAACAAACATATGATACTTATGTAAAAGTTGTAGAAGACAGTGTTGAGCAATATGGCTTAGGTGTTAATAGTATTGATACCATTGTCCAATCTGGCAATTGGATTTATCCAGCAGTGGATGAAGAAATAGGAATCGAATCTCGTATTCGTGATACAGGGTTTGATAATGTATTTGATGATAGAGCACATAGTATACGTAATTTCACAAGATTTAGTTCGAAACTAGGTAAACCATCGTGGTTAATTGATACAAATTTAGTAAATTATTCACCTAAGTCTGCATTCATTATTAAGAATATTCGTAAAACAAATGGTCCAGTATTTGTATATAGTCGCTTTATTAAATCTGGTGCTTTACCTTTAGCACTAGCGCTAGAAGCAAATGGATATACCCCTTATGGAAGAGATAGAGGCTTATTATATGATGGAGTACAACTTGAGACAGGTCGTCAATGTGCTCTATGCGAGGCACGTGAAAAAGAACACAAGACGACTGAACATAATTTTGTTCCAGCAAAGTATGTTTTATTAACTGGTCGCAAAGATATTAGTCCAAATAATAATGATGCAGTTATTGCTGAAAGAGCTTCGACTAATTATAATGGTGCTGATATTAAAGTTGTGATTGGCTCTCAAGTTGCGAGTGAAGGTATTGATTTGAAGTTTATTCGTGAAATTTATGTTATTGATAGTTGGTTTCACTTGAATAAAATGGAACAAGTTCTTGGTCGTGGAATTCGTACATGCAGCCACATACATCCAAAGATTCCAAAAGACCAGAGAAATACAACAATATATTTATTAGTAAATACAATATCAAATAAGGAATCTGCTGATATGTATATGTATCGTTTAGGAATGATGAAAGCCTTACAGATGGGTAAAGTGACTAGAGTTATTAAGCAATATGCATTAGATTGTAATTTAAATATAAATGGAAATATTATTCAAGGTCTTTCAAATTCAAAGCAGACAGATGCCCAAGGACATACTTATGAACTAAATATTAATGATAAAAATTATACAAATATGTGTGATTGGATGGAATGTAAATATACTTGCGCAGAGCCGATTGATATTGATAATGATAAAACAAGTACATTAACATATGATGATTATGATGCTCGCTGGAGAGAATCTCAGATTAAAGCTGCTATTAAAAAAATCTTTGAAACAAAAGAAAAAGATGAAGGGTTGCTGTTAATGCGTGCTGAAGATTTAGTTGACACTTTATCTGCCATTCCTGTAGAAGCATTATATAGTATTTTACACGATATTGTTAATAATAAATCATTCAGATTAGTAGTAAATAAGAAGGAAGGATATTTAACATACAAAAATGGTTTGTATTTATTTCAGCCTCTTAAAATAAATTATGATGATACACCTTTAGCACTGCGTATTGCAAATTATCCTGTTAAACTTGATGAGTTTACCCCATCAAGAGAAAAGGTAAAAGTGCAAGAAGCAATTGTTCCAGTAACTGAAGAAGCTGGTGAAGGAAAACCTTTTATCCATAAATTCTGGGAAACTATTTTATATATGGCGAAAAAAATACAAGTTGGGACTTTAGAGCTTAAACTTCAACAAAGTGTTTTAGATGTATTAACTAAGAAATTTATAGTCAAATCAACACAAGCAAATGCTGCTGAAAGTTTAGAAAGTATTATTTGGCTATATACAAGTATGAAAGATAATGTGGAATATAGAACTATACTTGCTTATGTATTTTTAGACTATGTATGGGATAATTTATTAACTACGCAAGAACAATTTGTATTATCAAATAAAGATGATGAAGTAACTGCAAATGTTGCTGAAGAACAATTGATACAAGGTGGTAAATACTTTAGATTCTTAAACTATTCAGAGCCGTATGACATCCAATATTATTGTGGTAATAAATTGTGTTTTGAAGCAGAAAAACGTATTCTTGATAAAGATACAAAAGACCCTTATAATGTGCTTCCTGAGGCAAATGTGAAAACTCTTGGTCCAATGTATGGATTTATGGTTCCTAAATCAAAACAAGTTACATTTAAAACAAATATTCCAGCTCAAGTTGGTGCAAAACCCAAAGGGGGAAATGAATGTAAAATTAATACCGCAACTAAAGAACATTTAATGTTTTTATATTCTATTGGACAAATTTTAAGAGAAAGTCATATAAATGATTTTGACTTAAATGAAGAATCTATTAGACCTGACGGTGGTCCTAGAAAAATAAAGAATGTTAACATATATTGTTCTTTAAAAGAATATATACTGCGTTGGATGGATAGAAAGAAGGTTCGTAACTTACGCTGGTTCTATAGACCTATATCTTCTTATAAAACTGGTCACCGAGGCCGAGTTACGAAGGCCAAGGATTAATCTTTGATTAACCGAGGCCGAGTTACGAAGGCCAAGGATTAATCTATGATTAACCAGAGGGTAGGGTAACGAAATCCAAGGATTAAAGCAAAAACAAAAAAAGAAAAAAATTGTTATCTAAGGAAAACTATTATTACTATAGTAAGAGATGGAACATTCTGTGGTGTTTGAAGAACAGATATCTTTAAATCCAAATGATTTCTCAAAGGAAATTACATCCATTAACGAGATGCTTCTACAAAAACTAAAGGCTCGTCTTGAGAATAAATGTTCTCGAAATGGTTATGTACTTGCTGATAGTTTAAAAGTTCTATCTCGTTCACTTGGAAAGGCAACTAGTGGTCGATTTGTTGGAGATTATAACTTTTATGTGCAACTTCAAGGTAGTGTATTAAATCCTCCAGATGGTATTGTAATTGAAGGTGAAGTTATTAGTAAGAATAAAATGGGTCTATATATGAACTATAAAAACGCAATTCGTGTAATTGTTCCTCGTGATTTGCATATTGGCAATGAAGAGTTTGATTCCGTGAATGTTGGAAATCTAATTAAGGTTGAAATTAAGAAGTCACGTTTTCAAGTAAATGATGATTCAATTCTAAGCGTAGGTCTTTTCATTGAAAAAGGTGGCGATGAAGAGGTCGAAGAGGCTGCGGAAACAGGCTCAGAAGAAGATGAAGAACTCATTTTAGAGGAAAATGAGTAATTATAATGAAATACAAGATTATGAATTACGGAAGCAAGTCTTAGAAGATTTAAAAATCTTAAATAAATCGGAACAAGAAGAAATATTTAGAATATTAAAAGTTTCAAACAGTTTTTTTTCTGAAAATTCTAATGGTATTTTTTTTGATATGAGCAAACTTGATACAGAAGTTTTTGGACAGATTGTTAAATTTTTAGAATTCTGTAAGAAAAATCGTAAGAACTTTGAATCACGAGAAGAAGAAGAAAAACGGGCACAAGAAATTTTATACAACCCTACGGATTAGTAGCTGAAGCTACTAATGTGGTTCCCTTTACTTTTACAAAGTAAACGGATTAGAATTCTGGTCTAAACATACAACACTATAGTTAAATAAGGAAATGCTTGAACAAATTGTTCAATGGACACAACAGAATAAAAATAAAGATATTAGTATCGAACCTATTGCTATTAAAATAATTTCAGATAGCGATGATAATAACCCAGTACCCACAATTGGTCCCGGCAAAGTCAGTATTATTCCACTCGACCCTCCTGGCCCAGTGTCATTATATCTTTGGCATACAAATCCAGAATACAGAGCTGGTAGTTTTTTAACACGAAAGACAATTCTCCGAGAAAATCTAGTATCATTAAATGAAAAATTTCAGATTGAATTAAAAGGTCGTAGTTGGAATCGCAAAAAGGCGATTGAAGAGTTACAGTCACTAGATACAGCTGCAGTATCACCTCAGCAAAGTTTTCCAGAACTATCAAGAGCTCTATGTCATGTTCTTGGATTTCAATATGCTGAAATTGATGAAAATTCTAAACGTATTCTCCCTTTTCCAAAAGACCTACGGTCATGGTCAAATGAATTACCAATTTATCTAGCTTCATATGGATGTCGCAGTGTATATATTAAGCCTGGGGCTGAAGAAGCACGTGGATTTTTCAAAATGTGGTTTACTGATTTAATAAATGAAGGATATCGGTATGAATGGCCAATTGCTGAAGGAACTGTAAAAGAACTAAAAGAACAATTATCTTCTTTCCATATTTCATTAAGTGCAAAAGCAAAAAAGGAAGAATATAGTGAGGCAATTGGAAAAGCACAAGCAATCCGGCACATGAATAATGAATTTACATAAAATTGATTAAAATTCTGAAAGTTGTTTGTTAGATTAAAGCATTGTCTATTTCTAGTTATAGGAATATACAATGGAGCTAAATAAAGCTGAAACAGAAAGTTTGAAAAAACAACTTTCTAATTGGCTCGAGCACCAAGATTATGAGCTGGAAAGCACATTTGGACGAGGAACTGTTGATGCTACAACATTCTTCCAAGTAGCACAACGGCTGCGTTCAAAAGGTCTACGTGAATTATCACAAGAAGAACGCTTGACAATTACGACACCAGAGCATGTCCGTTTTACAATTCAAAGCATGGGTGTTATTCAACAATATTGTCGTGATGATGTACTATCGGGTAAACCATTTACTGCAATGATTAAAGACCGTGCTTCTGCAGATGCTCAAGTTGACTTCAAAGATTATGAGGTTCGAGTAAAAACCCGTCGTGAAATTCCAATGGCAAATGATGAAGAACGTATCAAAGAATTATTTTCAAAATGGCCGAGCCAGAAAAAAGGGTTTCGTATGATGCGTCGCTGGTCGTTTGAAGAAGCGGATGGTGGCATTCGTTACGATTTATCAATTGTTCGCAGTACTATTCGCAGTTCAAGTGGAGAATTTAAATGGCAACGTAAATTTACTGACCAAGATATATCAAATGCCCCATATTTATATGAAGTTGAAGTTGAGTTAATGCGTAAAGAAGGTGACACTGTTGAGATTGCATTAAAACGTCTTATTAAAGGTATTGGTGAAGTGCTACGTGGTATTCAAAGAAGTAGTATTTTAATGCGTAAAAGCAAGAAAGAACTGGTTCTCGCAAGTTATAAAGATTTTATCAAATCAAATAAATTTCTTGGATGCTATTCTATTACACTACAACAGCAAAACTTTAGTGATATTGTTGAAGATAATATCCCGAATATTCGAACTGGTTATAATGTAACAGATAAAGCAGATGGTCTTCGTTGTTTAGGATATACAAATTCCACTGGAGAATTTTATCTTATTGATATGGGTTTAAATGTATATAGAACTGGCTTACAGCAGAAATTCTGTAGAGAATCTATTATTGACGGTGAATGGGTTACACGTACTAGTAAGAAAGAAGCAATTAATCAATTCTTAGTTTTCGATATTTATTACGCATCTGATAAGAAGATTGTAAGCAATTTACCATTTTATGACAAAGAGAATGAAGAAAAATCTCGTTATGTAGAGCTGAAGAAATGGGTTGAAACCTTTAACAAAGGTGATGGTCCTACTAAGTTACTTCCATATTTGAATGCGCAAACCACGCTACAAATATCAATGAAAACATTCTTATTTGGAAAGCCAAATGATTTTAGCATCTTTAAAAATGCAGCAAAAGTGTTAGATACTTATCGTATTTATTACACGGATGGTCTTATCTTCACCCCTAATAATCTTCCACTGCCTGGTTATAATAGCGAGATGAATATTGTTGATTCTGGTATGACATTCTATTCACAATTCAAATGGAAGCCAGCTGAAGATAATACAATTGATTTCCTAGTTCGATTTGAAAAGATGCCAAATAACCCTAAAGAAGACCTTGTGACAATTGGTATTAATCCTGAAACAAATGAAACTATTCGTTATAAAACACTACGTTTATTTGTGGGCAGTACTCGTTCTAAATCATTCAATCCTCGTGATATTTTACTCAATGAACGTAAAACAGAAACGCATAATATTTCTTCCAATAAATATAAGGCAATTCCCTTTTATCCAAAAGAGTTTTATGATTCTATGGCATCCGTTTGCTATAGTGAGATAAAACTAGATCCTGCAACACAAGAAGAATATGTTCCAACTGAACATAATAATGAACCAATTCAAGATAAAAGTATTATTGAAATGCGTTATGATACTTCCATGCCTCGTGGCTGGCGTTGGATTCCTCTTCGTATTCGTCATGATAAAACTGAAAGATATCAAAAAGGTATGCTAGAGAGAACTCTTAACAGTGAGAAAAATGCGAATGGTGTATGGACTAGTATTCATGAACCGATTACTGAAACAATGATTCGTTCTGGTAGCACACAGCCAAATGAAGCTGAAACTAAAGGTAGTCTTGTAAAAGCTGAAGCACGTGATAATGTAGTGTTAAAATACTTTGAACGTAAAGCCGCCATAGAAGATGTTGCGTTTGTGCGAGGTATGCGTGACTTTCACAATCATTATATCAAAGATATTGTACTCTATAGCCCTACATTACGTGGCGGAAAGAAAGTGGTTCTTGACATTGCATGTGGAACCGGCTCTGATATCCGTCGCTGGGTAAATAATAAAGTAGGATTTGTTTTTGGAATTGATTATGCTGGTGATAATATTACAAATCCTGAAAACGGAGCATATGCACAGTATGCAAACTTCAAAGAGCGCAATAGAAACGCAGCATCAATTCCTCCTATGGTATTTGCGATTGGTGATAGTTCAAAGAGAATTATTGATGGTCGTGCCGGCTCAACCGATGAAGAACGAGATATTATGCGTAGTATATTCGGTCGTTATTCACCAATTGGTCCAATTCCATCCTATATTGACCATGAAGCAGCTGGAAATCTCAAAGGTGGTGCTGATGTATTGTCATGTATGTTTGCTCTTCATTACTTCTTTGAGAAGAAAGAATCTCTTGATGGGGTACTACGTAATATTCGTGAATGTTTAAAGTTAGGAGGTTATTTTATTGGATGCTGTTTTGATGGGGCTTCTATCTTTAATCTTTTCAAAGACACTCCTAATGGTGGTGTTCTAACTGGCGTTGAGAAAGACGCAATTATTTGGAATCTTCGTAAAGACTATGATACTGATGAATTAACGAATGATGACGATTGTGTAGGTCTTAAGATTAATGTTGACTTTGTTAGTATTGGCTCTCCTCATGATGAATATTTAGTAAATTTTCCTTACTTTGTTGAGCGCATGAAAGAACATGGCATGGAGTTGTTAACAGAGAATGAACTCAAAGAAGTTGGTCTCAAACATAGCACAAATTTATTTAGTGAATCATATGATATGTCAAAAAAGATTGGTAAAAACTATATAATGGCCGATTCTGTAAAGAAGTTCTCATTCTTAAATCGTTGGTTTATCTTCCGTAAGAGAAAAGAAGTTTCGTTAGCAGAAGAAGAAGGTGAGAAAGATTATGTTCCTATTGTAAATAATACCCGCAAGAAAACTCTTAAAGTGAATGTTGTTCCTGTTCCTAGCACAGATGCAGATGCAGAGCCTACAAAACTGAATACAATTGTTGAAAAAGAAGAAGATGTAATGCCAGTCGTAAAGCAGTTCGTTGAGGCCCCTGAAACAAGTCAAGAAGAACGAATTGTAGAAGCTGTTCAAAATGCAAGACTTGTAGAACGTACTGTACCTGTTGAAAAAGGCTCTGCAGCTCCAACACAGAAACAATTTGCATCAAATGAAGTTATTAACTTTTACATTGATGCTTCACTTGATGACAAAAAACTAAAGATTGGGGATAAAGGTGCAGCAAGATGGTTAGCTCCTTCTGCACCATTCCCTATCAAAGATGTTGATGATAAATCAATTGAATATCCTTCGATAGAACATTTTATGGCAGCCATGATGTACAAATATGGCGCAGATAGACCTGACTTGGCTCAATCATTGTTTAGTGATACTGGGAGTATTCATAGAGAATTTGTACGAAAGCGTCTATTAGAATCAGAAGCCCTAAAGAAACCTATTCCTGAAGAAAAAGACTTGGCATTCTTAAAGGATGAAAGTTCAGAAGTAAAAAATGCAACATCAAAATCAACATTTAAAAAATATAAAGCTGTATATAATGAAAGTAAGTATGTGAGTAAAAAAGATGAATTACTTCAATACGCAGTTGAGCAGAGATATAAAAAGGATGCTCGTCTACGAAAGATTCTTGAAGCCGCTCGTTTGAATAGCAAGTATCTCTTATTCTATACACGCAGTTCATCAAGTAATCTAAGTGGAACTCATAAAGCAGATGGTAAAATCATGGGAGATAATAAACTAGGAAAAATGTACATGAGTTTGGCAGGATATTCTATGTAAATATATAGATGAAGTCAATACATATATTAAGTTTGGTATTAATATTAATAGTTCTTGTATTTTTAATGTTACGTACTGCATCTGCAGAAGGTTTTTCTACTTATCGTGGTGTTGGGCGTTGGAATTCTAATATATACCCTGCTTGGGAAGGCACAAAGATGTATCCGGTTTCTATTAATTGTAATTGTCCAGATAATCATGATTTTATAGATAATAACTGTGTAAGTCGTGATTATCCAAATGCTGTAAGTAAACCTTTTTGTTATGACTCATTAGAATGAAGATTGCTAAAGCAATAAGTAAATATATAGGACCTGTTATAATACTTTTATTATTGGCAGGATTTTTAATCTATGCGTCTATCGAAGAAGGCTTTACGGATTGTAAATGCCCTAGTGGATCTGAATTAAGAAATGGTGGATGTTATTCTTGTGAAGAAGGTTATAAACTCTCTACGGATTATTACAATTCTTTTTGCGTGAATGAATCTGGTAGCATAAAAGGAGCTAATTATAAAAAAATAAATTGCTAATAGATGAAACATCCTAAACTTCTTCGTAAATTATGGCTCCCCATTTTAGCTATTCTAATTCTAATTCTTATTGCTACACTTGAAGAGCGTGAGTCTTTTGTTGCTGCTG